GTACAAAGAACATAGAAAATCTGAGGAGAAAAAGATACAAAAAAATATCACGATTGGGTTTATATGGCAGATGACCAAATAAATCATGTGCTAAAGTATGTTATTATTTTAGTGTTTGCCTGTGGTGGTATCGCAATTATAAGTGATTTAATTAAACGATTCGTATAGGAGATAAATATGAAAACAATTAAAATAACAGAGTCACAAGAAGAAAGATTACTAAAACAAGTTAATAACTTGAGAGAGATAGTTAATAATGTTAATGAATGTCTGCCTTTAGAGTATCATACAATAACTGAATTACCTAGTTTAGAATATATATTAGCAGATATATTTAACTTAGAACTGCCTAAGTGTGAGCATAGTTATGCAGATAGGTGGAGAGATTATAAATTTAAAACGAAAGGAAAGAAAAATGTGGCATAGAATAACAGACTTTTTTAATGTGGATTACCATAATAAATTTGGAGAGGGTACAAAGTTTGACCTAGATTATGGTAAGTTGTTAATTATAGGACTATGTATTTACATAGCTATAAAGGTGTAATATGTTTAAGAATGATGATGACTTAGTTATACTACTAGTAGGTGGAATATTTATGATGGTAATTTTTGGTTACTTAAATGTTTAGCGAAAAAAGAAAAGGAGATATATCAGAAATACAGGTATGTTATCATCTAATGAAAAAAGGATATGAGGTATTTAGAAACATATCATGTGTTGGTTTTGCTGATGCAGTAATTATACACAATAAAACAAAAGAAAAAATGTTTATAGATATAAAAACACCTACTGTTTATACAACTAAAGATGGATTAAAAAAAATGAGAGTTAATAAATTGTCTAAAAAACAAGTAGAGTTAGGTGTGAAAGTAGCTTGTGTATATCGAGGTAAACTATATATTAAAAATGGAGATGAGGGAATAGAAAAGGAGTGGAAAGATGGCAAAATTAACAGTTGAAGAACTAGTACATCACTATTATAAGTCTAGTGATTACAGTATGTTAGCCTATAAAACTAAAGTAGATTATTCAAATTGTTTAGACTTAATGTTGAACACTAAATTGAATAAGCATTCTATTTGTACAACTAAAGCTGATAAACTAACAGGTGCTATGGCTAGGCAGTCATATGAAGTGTGGCTAAAACGTGGTATTTATATGGCAAACCACATTGTTGCATCATCTAGAAAAGTTTATTCTTTTGGAATGGAAATGGGTTATGTTGAGTATAATCCATTCTCTACTTTTAAATGTAAAGTTAACAAGCCTAGAAAAACTGTTTGGACAAGAGAACAAATAACTACACTACTAGATTTTTGTTACAACGATTTTAGGTACAGGAGTATAGGTTTAATTGTTCAGATGTCCTACGAATGGTGTCAAAGGGTAGGAGATATGAGGTTGTTAAAGTTTGACAATATAGATTTTAACAACAAGGTATTGAACTTGGAGCAATCTAAAAGAGGTGCAAGTGTTAGTCTTCCAATTAGTGAAAACTTATTTGAAATGTTGGAAGAACAGAAAAAAGATTATGACTTTCAAGAATATGTTGCACCTGTACCAAAGGCGATTAGAAGCTCATACAACCCCTATACACTTCACAGGCTATCAATAGTAGCAAGACAGGTAATAAAGCTCTGTGGACTTCCTAATGAGCTACGGATAGCAGACTTGAGAAGAACAGGTACAACTGAAATGGTTGAAGCAGGAGTTTCAATGGGTCAGATTATGTCTGTTACAGGTCATGCAAATCCACAATCAGTAAAGCCATATATGAAAAATACTTTGGACTCTGCAAAAAATGCATTGACAACTCGACAAAAGTATGGTAAAAGCATATTAAGTGCCACAGGGAAGTGATACATATATGAATATATATACATATATAAATGATTTACATTTAAGTGTAGGAGAAAACAAAAGAATGAATTGTCCACAATGTAATGGCTATAAAACTTTTAGTGTTACAAATAATATGGGCAATCTTTTGTGGAATTGTTACAAAGCATCCTGTAGATTATCAGGTTCAAAAAGAATACACTTATCTGTGGATGACATAAGGGCATCATTAGATTTAGTTAAACAACTAGATGAAAAGTTTATTATGCCTGAGTATGTGGTACATCATGGTTATAGACGAGAGGTCATGGATTTTTGTGAACTTTGGGAACTTGACTGTGATAAATTGAATCTGCACTATGACATAAAAGAGAAAAGGGTAGTGTTTCATATCAAAGATAATGGAGAAATTGTTGATGCCATAGGCAAGGCAGTTACTCACAGACTTCCTAAGTGGAAGAGATATGGAAAAAACAATTTGCCTTTTACTTTTGGTTGTGGTAGTGTAGCAGTCGTGGTTGAGGATTGCATTAGTGCTACTGTTGTAGGTAGTGATGTTTTTGTAGGGGTAGCTGTGTTGGGAACATCATTAAGCGAATCACACAGGCAGTATCTATCGCAATTCTCAACTGTGATTATAGCACTAGACCCTGATGCAATGCCCAAAACACTAGCCTTTGCAAAAGAGTTAAGAGGTCATGTGCATGACGTAAAAGTTTTAAGATTGAAAGACGATTTAAAATACAGAAACAAAGAAGATTTAGATAATTTATATAACCTGACCCCAAAGGAGAAACAACATGGAATTATCGTTAATTAGGAGTTTGATGGACAAACCTTTCTATGATGAACATAGAGGTGCTAGATGTCCTGATAGACTTTTCAGTAAAGACGTAAGAAAAATAAAACAAGCTATTGACAAAGCAATGTCAACGTATGATAGGACAGTAACACCTGATGAAATAGAAGCCTTGTTTATATCAGGCAATCCATCAATGACTACTGCACAAAAACAAGCATACCTAAGTTTGTTTAATAAAATAAAAAAGGAGAATCCTCTTGGAGATGATGTCGCACAAGAAGTATTATCTAAACTATTTCAACAGGTTGTTGGTGAGGACATTGCTAATATCGGCTTTGACTATGTTAATGGTAGTAAATCCTCTCTTGAACCCATTAGAAACATTCTTGAGATATATGGAGAAGATTTTACACCTAACCTTAACATAGAATGGGATGACATGAGTTTGGAAACTTTAATATCTAAGAATAACCTAGAGGCTAAATGGACATTTAATATTCCTGCATTAACTACAAAAGTTGAGGGAGTTTCTGCAGGACATTTGATTGAGATAGGTGCTAGACCAAATACAGGTAAGACATCTTTCCATGCATCATTAGTTGCTAGTACAGGTGGCTTTGCCCATCAAGGTGCTAAGTGTGTTGTGTTATGTAACGAAGAATCAGCACACAGAGTTGGTGCAAGATATCTAACATCAGCTACAGGTATGACAATGCATCAAATAAAAGCTAATCCTGATAAAGCTAGAGATAAATATGAGATAGTTAAGAAAAATATATTTATTAAAGATGCGTCAGGTCGTGACATGGCATGGGTTGAAAGTGTTTGTAAGTCTTACAAGCCTGATATAGTTATACTAGACATGGGAGATAAGTTTGCTAGGTCAGGTGGGTTTGCTAGAACAGATGAAGCATTGAAAGCTAATGCTATTCATGCTCGACAGATAGCAAAGCTACACGACTGTGCTATATTTTATATGTCGCAACTGTCAGCAGAAGCAGAGGGCAAGATATATTTAAATCAGGCTATGATGGAAGGCAGTAGAACAGGTAAGGCTGCCGAAGCTGATTTGATGCTATTGATAGCTAAAGATGCAGTAAAAAATCCTGATGAAACTGAAGAAGGTCCTGCTAGGCATTTGAATGTTGTTAAGAATAAATTATCAGGTTGGCATGGCAAAGTTATCTGTGAGTTAGATTACTTGACTGCGAGGTACGAATGAAACTAACACTTGATGTAGAAAACACAACAACCAAGAGAGATGGCAAGTTACATCTTGACCCATTTGAGCCTGACAATAAGTTAGTTATGGTGGGTTGCCTAGAAGATAATGGTGCAATGCATTTGTTTAATACAGATAGAGATGCAGATTCTTTTGATGCTATACAAAAGCTATTAGACAGGGCAACTATATTAATAGGACATAACATAGTCTATGATTTAATGTGGTTGTGGGAATCAGGATTTAAGTATGAGGGTGCTATCTTCTGTACAATGCTTACTGAATATATTTTACAAAGAGGCATCAAGCAACCTTTACATTTAAAAGATTGTGCTGAAAGGTATGACCTGCCAACTAAAAAGCAAGACACTTTGAAAAACTATTTTGCTAAAGGTTATGCTACTGACGAGATACCTAGAGATGAATTAACAGAGTATCTTGTAGCAGACTTAGAAGCCACACAACAACTAAGCCAAAGACAATATGTAAGACTTAACAAAATAGATGATGCAGTATTGATGGATACAGTTATACTAACAAACCAAGTGGCAGTAGCATTGGCAAAGATATATCAAAGAGGATTCAAAGTTGATGTTGATACACTAGATAATGTTAAGACAGAGTTTCAGAATGAGAAGATTGCTATTGAGAACAGACTGAAAGAACAAGTTATACAACTAATGGGAGATACACCTATTAATTTAAGCAGTCCTGAACAGATGTCTTGGGTTATTTATAGTAGAAAGCCTAAAGATAAGGTCATGTGGGCAAATGCTTTTACACCTTATATGCCTGACAAGGATTACAAGAAAACTATTAAGACTAATTCAGATATAGTGTATAAAACAAAAGCACAGAGATGCCAAACTTGTCTTGGTGCAGGTAAAATAAGAAAAGTTAGAAAGAATGGCATCCCATATGCCAATGATAATATCTGCACAGACTGTAAGGGCAATGGATATCACTTTAAGCCTACATCCTCTATAGCAGGATTAAAGTTTACACCACCTAATGCCAAGTGGGTTAGTGCAAATGGTTTTACTGTTAATAAAACAAACTTAGTTATACTACAGAATATAGCTAAGAAGAATAATTTAACAAATGCTTTACAATTCTTAGAAGATTTACAGAGATTATCAGCATTAGAAACATACCTGTCATCCTTTGTTGATGGTATAACAACACACATAAAACCTGATGGCAAACTTCATGTAAGGTTACTGCAACACAGAACTTCTACAGGAAGATTTAGTGGTGCTGACCCTAATATGCAGAATATGCCTAGA